CGAGCACGAAATGAGAGCGAGTTGTTCCTGAGGGTCTCGTTCTTGATGATCGTGTAGTTGATATGGGGCCGTTCGGCGCGGATGATGGTCATTTTGTAGGGGCTTTCTCTAGTAGTCGTTGTGTAATGAATTGCATATCTGATGGTCTCCAGCAGTAAGCCTCGGCTCCAGCTGCGTCAATGGTGCGTAGCCAGGTGATCTGTGCTGGGTCTAACTTGCCTCGCTCTGTTTTCAGTTCGGCAAAGATGAGTCCTTTGTCTGGGTGAGCCATGACGAGGTCGGGGAAGCCAGAGTGTCCTTGTACGGCTGTCATCCACTTTCCGCCGATCTGAGCGGCTCTGAAGTGTGTTACGCGCCATCCGTACATGATGGCTAGGGCGATGACTTTGTTCTGAAACTCTTTCTCACTTATGGCAACCATCGACGGCCTCCCTGTACTTGTCAAGGATCTCGTCTACTTTGTAATGCCTTTGAAGAGTTGCTCCGCAATGCCAGCACCATTCCTGTACGAGGTATTTATACATCTCGTCGGCAACTTCTCTCCATACTTCGGTTTGATCCATTAGCCATCTCCCTTAATGTCAAGTTCTCGTTTTTCCCAAGTCCATTGGTAGTAGCCCTCGGCAATGGTTTCGCGGTCGCCCCAGGTCATCCAGTCGCTCGAGTAACGCCTCACGAGGGGCGCGACAAATGAGTTGTATGTGAGCTCTTTGTTGTATTCCCAGCAGTTGCCAATGAATACGAGAGTGATCTTGTGGGCTTTTGGGTAAACGTGTACCTGATAGTGATCGTCCTCGGTCATGAGCGCCATTTCTGAGCCTCCTCTGCCATTGCTTTCCAGTCATCACGGAAGCGGTCTCTGTCCTTGGTTACGTCATGAAGCAGGCTTGAGTAGCCCTGCAGCACTTCTTCCAGCTGCACGATCTCGGCTCTGTGCTGGATGATCTCCAGTTTTAGATCCTCAATTTCCTGTAGCGCGTTCTTTAGCAGTCGCGCTTGGAAGTTTTCCAAGTCGTGTCGAGCTTTGTCTTGTGCCGGTATTGCGCTAATAAATGCGTTCCAGACTTGGTCGTCACTCATAGAAGAGCCTCTCTTTTTTGATGTTTGCTGATACTTCGCGCTCGTAAATAATGGCCTCAATGATTAACGTGATTAGTCCGACGATGATGGCGGACGCGATGAGTTTCCCGATGGGCTGCATTAGAACGGATCCTCAAATGACTCGGCGCGGATCGCGAGTGGAATGACGTTGCCTTTGAGCTCTTGGATCACCTGGGAGGCGTCGTAACTCGTGAAGTTCGGAGGGAAGTGTGCCTCAAAACCAAGTTTCTTGGAGAGTGTGCGGATGAGCCCGAGTTGCGCGTCTGATGCTGGCTTGTTGGGTGATGCCTGTGGGCGTTGTGTGCCTTCAAGAGCGTCGCTGGGTGTCATGCGTTGTACTTTTGTCATCTCTTCACGAGAGGGGCGCTTGGACGGATCTGAGCCTGCATAGCCATAGTTCGCTAATGCGCGTCCGATCGCTGAGGTCTCACAGTTCTCCATGTGGCTCGTGGAGTTGACGCCCCGATCGGTGTGGTGTTCTTCTGCATGGCCAGTTGCCAGCAGGGTGTCGCCTGCGTAAAGTTCGGCTCGGAATATGCACCATTCGCCAGGGGCGTAGGCATGAAGCGTTGTGATGACTCGAGGTTCTTCTGCTGCTTCTAACCATCGCGCCAGTCTGGGGGCTACTGGCTCGTAGTTGTCTAAGTTAAATGTCATGTAGGGGCTCTTTCTGTTATTGGGATGATTTGGTTCCCCATGGTCGCCATCCGTAGAGCTTCCACAGCTCGAGTCCGACCTTGAGGTTTTGGTGTCTTTTGGTTAAGTCGTCTCGGCTTTTTATATAGCCTTCACGCTTTGCCCAGCCGACATTACTGCCGTTTATTTGTAATAGTCCGAAAGATCCGCCGTAAGGGTCTTTGCGGTTGATGCTCGTGGTCTGACAACGCGACTCGCGCCACATAATCTTCATGAGCATCGGTTTCTCCTTTTTAGGCCAGCCGAGTTGGACTGCTTTCGTTGCGTAGTATTCGCATCGGAAGGGCAGAGCCTCGGCACTTGCTGGAGATGGGTGGAAAGCGGCAATAAGTAGCACGGCTGCCGCGAGTCGCTTAACGACGATCCTTTGATCGAGTGAACATAATTCCTCCTAATCAAGAGCTGCGAGGCCCTCTGGGGTAATGGCACAGATCATCTGTGCAGATCCAGCGGATCCGATCCGCGTCTTTCCTGTATTGACGATATACCCAGCGGAGCGAAGATCGGAGCATCTTTTCCAGTAGCACCGTGAGCGCCTGATAAGCCCTGATCGGGCTCCTGCTTCTTCATCGGTGAGGTCGTGGTTTCGGTATTCAATGAGGAGAAGCATCGCCTGGGATGTTCGCCTGTGTTTGACGTCTTTAGCGCCTTGGACGCTTGTGGGCTGGTCGGGCTTTCGATGCAATGGTGCATGAAAGAGAGTGCCTTCGTCCCAGTCGTCGGGTCGGATAATTTTGCCTGCCATTAGTGCCTCCGTAGTAGGGATAGAAGGTGACGCTAAAGAAGTTACACGATCGGTGTGACGAAAGTGTGGATCGTGTTTTTCCAAGCCTGCACAATGAGCCGAGGGTTCTGAGCAAAACTCGGGGAGACCTCGACATGGATCCAATAGCCCCCAGGGCCTCCGTTGTTTTCGGCGTCCCATTCTTTCCAGCCTGGCTTTCCGTCACGATTGCAGCGGAAACCGCGTCCGTGTGTTCCCCAGACGTACTGATGGATCTCCTCGATGCCGAGGGCGACGTGGTTGTCGGCAAGCCAGTCACAGATTTCGGTGACGAGTTCTTGCTGGGATTGTTTGTAGCCAGCGTCAAAGGCGCGTCCTGTGCCGTGTACTGAGAGCATTGTTGATCCGCGCATAGGTCGGTAGGCGTAGATTCCGAGGTTCTTGAAGCCCCATTTGGTGCCGAGAATGTCGAGGAGTTTGTGCGCCCCTGGGGTGGCTTTGCCGTTCGCGGTTGCGTCTTTGTTACCGGTGTACGGCATCGCGTTACTTTTTGGAGCTGCTTTAGGCGTTGTCATCTTTTTTTTCTTTCGGCTTGTCTTTGAGGCCATTCCCAGCGAGTAGCCCAATGAGTCCGCCCGAAAGGGTGAGAAGCATCGAGGAAAGAATGTTGATCTGCTGGGCGTCAAGTTCCGCCATTGTCGCGGGCTGGCTCACGAAAAGGAGCCCGTACAAAATTGTGAACACGGAGCCGACGAAAGAAAGCGTTAAGCCACACGCGACGATCATGACGATCCGCGCTTTTATTTCTTCGTTAGTGAGTCTGTTTTCGGGTTTCTTTAGCATTTGCCACCTGTCCCATATTGTGGGGTCTCTGTAGTTGTTGTTGTCTCTAAGACGGTCGCGCTGAGTGCTTTGTTTTTTGTGCGCGGTTCACAGTTGAGGCGTGTGCGGTCTCCGCAAGCGGTAAGAATTGACGCAAACAAAAGCGCCACAAAACTAATCCGCCAGATCACTTGAGCCGTCCTCTGGGGTTGGTGGTAGTTGTGCTATTTCCTCGTCTGTCATGTCGCGCGTTTCGCTAGGCGTACCGTCTGCATAATGCGTCACGATTTGTGGTCTGTTGCTCATTGTCTATGCCTTTCGGTATCCGTAAATTGAGACGTTGCCTGTAAAAGTTGTTGCGCTATTTGTTAGTAAACGTATGCCCGTGTAAGCAGCAACAACGTTATGCGCGTTCATTCCATTAAAACCAAAATACTCACTAGACACACCTGCGCCTTGACCAGTTAATAAGGTTCTTTGCGAAACTTGTGGCCCGCAAATATCCCAAGAACAAGAACCAACAATTAAATTATTAGCGCCAATGTTGCCAGTACCTAAAAAGCCTTGTGTTTGCGTTTGCGCACCGTTATCAAAAGCAACGCCAGTAGCTTTATAGCCTCGCATAGCCCAAAAATAGTCCGCGTTCGTATATGGGGTAGTTCCTGTTAAAAACTGATAGTACAAATCGCCGGTCGCATTCCACGCTAAAGAGTCAACAACAATTCGATAATCGGTATAAGTGTTTGTGAAACAGCCTACGAAATTGACTGCTGTGCTTGACAACGCGCCACCTGTAATGTACACGAGCCCGCTGTTTGCTAGATACGTGTTTGTGTCTGCTGCGGTCAACACTTCGCCAGTAGTAAAAGTTTTTATAGCCATTAGTACCCCAGTCTATTCAAGTCAAGTTTGCCATAAAATAATTCGTCAAGTATTAGATATTGATTCAAGTCTGCTCCCGATAGATAAAAAGTGAACCTTGCGCCCTGTGGTGATGCCGACATAGTGACTCCCTCAATTAGGCATTGGTAGGTAGTGCCGCGAAACTCGACGCGCGTACGCACTCCAGGTATCCGCGCAAAGCTTTGTGTCACGCCAGCAAACTTGTCTAAAAGCATGTCTAGGGTCTGTGC